GCGCATATAAATTTTGGTTGGGGTTTTAATTTTTTGAAAATTAATAAAAGTGAGTGAGTATAAACCCGGCTACTAACCGGGGATGTACCATTCGCTCAAATTAATCAACAAAATCTTAGAACAAACCCAATCCACTGAGTCAGATCCCAAAGGAAATGACTCAACCACCGCGGGAACGCGGAAAACGTTCTCAGTCCTGGATTAAGAAATCCAAGGTCCTAAAAACGCCCACTGTCGGATCAAAATCGACTTGCGTCGATAATTGACTCGGCTCCTGAGACTGGTCAAGTTACCTTGACCAGAGTCGATACTGCGGCCCTTGAGCCTTGCTAAAAGCAAGGCGTGGTCTTCGGAGAAATACCTTATGGGTATGGCAAGTACGAGTTTGACTCGGAATCCTTCGATCCCGGATCTAGCTCGCGGAGGAGTGGCTTCATCAAAATCAACGATGAAACCACCGTCTCCGTATCCATCAGAGATAAGGCAGGGATTACCCACCTTACGCCTGAGGAAACGATGTGTCTCGAGAAATCGTCCGTCTCTCCCGTAAATCATTCCGGAAGAAGCTAGACGACTAATCGAGTTCGCAGCGAGGTATACTTGCAACTCTCCTTCGACTACTCCTTTAAGGTAGTAAGGCTTGCAGTCCTTTCCACCAAAATAGTGGGATCCACAACTCTCGCGAAAGTCGCCAGAAGAGTAACTTTTCTGACGATTAACGCTAAAGCCGTAGATCTTACAAATTTCGGTGAAGAGGTCGAAGGCTTCTATAGGGATTATAACATCATCCCCATAGACACTCACTTGCCTTTCATCAATCCGTAGTTTTTTACAACAACTACGGGCTAATGATAGGAATATGAGCGACTCCAGTTCAAATGTGAATCCGTTCCCCATAGAGGAGAACTTCTCATAAAAGAACTGGCGACCTTCGAGGGAACCAAACCGAGACCTGACCAGATTCATTAAGGTATACCACCGAAGAGGCAGCAATGCTTCGACGGTGGCAATACTTATAGAGTCTGACGCAGAAGAGAAATCTACTGTAGCAAGATTGTTAAACTTGCTACCGACTCTCGCGAGTCGCTGATTCCTCTCCTGCGAGTTCAGATCACAGCCCAACCTAAGAAGACGACGACGGATCATTTTACCTATAGATTTTTGAAACCAGAGATTTAATCCGGGTTCAATAGCTATAGTACGATCCGTTTTAGAATTCTTAGGTACAGTCACTATTTTGTTCCCATTTTGGTACCTTACGTTAGTAAGATCCCATATAGGATACGCCCCACCGAGAAGAGGCGCAACAAAATCGTGTAGGGCTCGGGTAATTCCGTTTTCAAGGCGGAATTTATTGGTGGAACTGGTGTCCCGTTTAACTAATTGGGTAACACCAGGGCCCCAGTTTGCTGAATCAAAGAACTCGTCGGCAGAGAAAGAACCGAGACAGAAATCGATTTGACGAATGGAATCGTTATGAATCCATTCGAACCACTCATGTTTTTCATGAGCGGTTCGAAATCTGTCAAGATTTATCCTTCTGCAACTCTCCTCAGTTTCGAGGAATCCGTCAAGAGCAACTTGTTTTTTATCGACGGTTGTCTTTAAAAAACTGCTCTTAGAAAGAAACTTCGTAGCTAAGTAAGAGTCTCTCAACTTCCCAAAATCCAGATATAACTCCGGATTAAAATCTAAGGCTGTCAATTGATTATGTTCTTTTTCACGGAACATAATCCAGACAGCCAAAGACCTGGGACAGTCGAGAGCTGACAAGTATGATTCAACGAACCTATCGGTCGTTTCAGTAGCAATTGCCATTGATACCTTCCTCTATCTAAAGGTAGAGAAATCTACCTCATTAGGTGATTAATCTAATGAGATAGCAAGGACCTAGAGGATCTAAGATCCTCTAGCGGACCAAGGACCGATCTTAGTAGATCGATTCGAGGTCTTGGACGGCCGCAACCACGGGTACACTGGCCAGAAAACTGGACAGGTACGCGAGGATATCGGCACGCTGCGCCGCGGTTGCCGTTTTCGGCAACACGAACGTAGCAGTACCGATGATCTCACCGACTTTCGTCAGTAAGGTCACGTTGTCCATCACAGGTATCACGACTTTTGCCGTGACGCGAGCGACTTGGGAACCGTTCTTCGGGAGCTGAACGCCTAACGAAATGGCATTGCGGGAGTCGAGAGACCCCGTTAACGTCGCTTCGTAAAGACGCGCAACCCCGTTCTGATCGATCCCAGAGGGGCTGAAAGAGTGCGCAACTGGCACTCCATCCATCAGTGAAACGTTGGCGAAAGCCGACATTGTAAACTTCCTTCGTTAAAGGGAAGAGTCCTCATCTTTTAAAGATTTGGACCAATAGCGCAATACCATTGAGGACATGACCAACTGAGAAAGGGTTCTTGAATGAGGGCAGAGGTAACTCTGGAACCGGAATTATCTCCCGGTAACAGTAGAAATCTTCTGTAGACCACATCCAAGACGGACCCGGCTCAGTAAGCCAATCCCCTGGGTATTCCGCACCCGCTTCTAGGATATGTTGATAGACCCGCGTTTGATTCTTTCGAATCACCGTAGTTCTACTACATTCCTTAAAACGCAAACCCGAAGCTGAACTCATATCTCTTAAGTAGTTCCCGATTGGTAAAAACCAATCGATAACGAAAGAGAAGGGAGTGAGCTCCCAGTTTACGTTGACTGGGTTGGTAAAGCCCAGTTCAGCCAACCGGCGAGAACCAAGGTCTTCAATTGCATACGTTACTTTGTATGCAACCTCAATAGTAGTTACGTCTTGGACCCGCATTCTTTCGAAACCGAAAGAAGTTGGTTCCCATTCGTAGCTGCTATTGTCGATCACTTGTTTCTTCCGACTTCTGGCAAACACCTTTGGCTCAGAGTCAAAGTATTCGGCGATTTGTTTCACCGAACCACTAATATCTGACATCAAAGGCGTAATGCCATAGCGATAAGCAAGGAAGTCATTCGCGAGCCTCTTCTTATTTAAGGGTAACAAGTCCTTAAACAAGCCGAGGATACCACGAGTGACCTTACTCGGATCCAACCTGTATAAACCCAGGATGAATTGGAGTAGGCGCATAAGAAGATCAGTTATTGTACTGACAGTCTTAGCGCCCTCTGCTAAAGCCGTGGCTAAGTCCACCTTCTGATCCAATAGCTTAGAGTACAATTTCGCGACGACTTTGTCGTCGAGAGCTTGTATTTCAGTAGCTAAAAGGATCTTGGGTGTGATGGCCAGACACGCTGCCGTGAACTCAGTACCCAATGAATGTAAATGTTGGCCTAAAGGAGACGATACCGTTGAAGGTATCGAACTCCAAGGACCTTCAAAACTTTCAAAGTACGCTGAGTTCCCGAAGAACAACGTATTCGGATCGACGTAGTTTCTCACTACGTTGACCAGAGGAACGGTGCTCACGCGTTGATGTTCTTCATACCAAAGGGCGTTGGTCTTCAAGTCACCAATTTTGCGTCCGGGGATCAGAACGATCTTCCGAACCATCATTGGGACTCGAGTCTCAACGTATCTAAGGAGTGAATTACTCCAACGCCTCTGTACTCGAAACTTGCCTGATTCAACGTACTCATGTGTTTTCCACTTGGGTACGCTGCATCTAAGCACCTTTTTGAGCGCAGAGCTGCTATAAAGAGATTTCTTAAAAAAGGGATCTTTAGATCTCTTACCGAAGAAACTTTGGCGTTTTGCCAAGCTTTTCGGAAATAGTCTCTTTTTAGACAGACCTAAGGCCTTTCGGCTATTGAAGTTTGAGGACAGACGATACTGGGAATTCTTAAATCCATCGTGAGAAGGCCCGTCGTACGTTAAGGGAGGCACAATCTCTGGGAATCCGGAAAACTCCATAGGAGCTGTCCAGTCCCATCGACGATGCTCAACCGGTAACGTAGCTTCGAGCCCGATCTTGACGGAAAAAGTCTTCCAGGTATCATCAGCCTCAACAAACGGCCAAACAAGGATGGTCATAAAGACCACCAGATCTCAGGCTTCAATATCGTTTGAATTACCAAATCAAACGATGTACAATCCCCAAACACGCATCTAATTGAAGTTGCGATAAGCAATATCACAACGACAAAAAGAAGCACGTCGGGGACTGCAATTCGGCGACGAATGCCGCCGTCGGTCATTGAAGACCGTCCGGGATCTTCCCGGAAACTGCCTTGTTCAAGATCAGGAGAATCGATGCCCGGGGTTCGCATATTGAAACCGAGATACATGGCGTATTTACGCCATGCATTAAGATTTCTTCTACGATCCGCAAACATCTAATCTC